TGCAATTTATTCGGGTGCACCACTGAGATCCAACAATCCAGAGTATGTCGAACGTGCTCGCCGCATGGAGGCCGAGGGCAAACTCCGGATCTATGACAATCTAAAGAAAGATCAATACTACCACTTGCTCAACCACACTCGTGTGCTGTTCAACTGTGCCTTGCAAGATTGGGTATCCAACACTGTAAGCGAAGCAGACACCCTGGGGTGCAATGTGTTGTATCCGGCCTATCGCAGTTTCCCCGAAGCCTTTGCCAATGATCCCAATCGACTGTATGTGCCGTGGTCAATAGATGATGCCTATCACAAGATGCAGAATCTCTTGCGCGAGCCACATCACAACATGGGACTGATTTCAGACTGGAACAACGGCACCATTGACCGTGTGATTGACATCATGCAGGGTCAGGGCGAACAGTGGAACCGAGCCGGCAATCGTTATCGTAATCATGCGGCTCATGAAAAATATCAAGTGGTAAAGATAGAATCATGAGCACTGCGGTTGTTACCGGTGTGTCCGGCTACATCGGTGGGCAAATTGCACTGAAACTAATGGATCAAGGTCACAGAGTGATCGGCATTGACCTCCAGCCCTTGCCCAGCCACCTTGACAGTGTCACTGAATTTGTGCAAGCCTATGCCGACAGCGATGAGGCCAAAGCAGCAATTTTGGCAGCACGGCCACAGGCCATTGTGCACTGTGCAGGCACCAGTTTGGTAGGCCCCAGTATAATGGCACCGGCTGGCTACTATGAAAATAACTTTGTACGAACCAAACGCTTGGTTGACTTTGTGGTGGATGCTGTGCCCACCACGAGATTTGTTTTCAGTTCCAGTGCGGCTGTGTATGGTGAACCGATTATGAATCCCTGCCACGAGGTAGATCCAGCATGGCCAATTTCGCCCTATGGTCAAAGCAAGCTCATGACAGAATGGATGCTGGCCAGCTATCGGCAAGCCTATGGTCTGGACTACGTGGCCTTTAGATACTTCAACGCCTGTGGTGCAGATCCACAAGGTCGGCACGGTCAGGCTGCCGGTGCCACACACATCATTGCCAGAGTGCTAGAAAGCTTACGCGACGATCAGCAGTTTACACTGTATGGAAATTCTTATCCTACTGCTGATGGTACATGTGTGCGCGATTACGTACACGTTGATGACATTGCACGGGCCCATGTACTGGCCTTGTCTGAAGTGGTTACTAGTGGGGTCTATAACCTTGGATCAGATCAAGGCACAAGTAATCAAGTTGTAATAGATGCTGCACAACGAATCACCGGCAAGGCCGTGAAAATGGTTGTGAGCAAACCGCGTGACGGTGATCCAGCTGAGCTCACCGCCTGCGCTGACAAATTTACGGCTGTGGCAGGTGACTGGAAAAAGTACACATTAGACTCAATGATTGATCATGCATGGAATTGGTATGTTCGACAAAATATTTCAATTTGAAAAATCTCTAGCAGAGTTTACCGGTGCACCATATGCAATCATGACTGATTGCTGCACTCATGCACTGGAGTTGTGTTTTAGATATGATAAGGTCAAAACTTGTGTGTTTACTCCTTACACTTATCTAAGCATACCCATGTTGATGTTGAAACTGGGCATACACTATAACTATCTAAAACATGCGGATCAATGGATAGGCGAGTACCAATTCTATGGCACACGTATCTGGGATTCAGCCCGTAGACTAGAACCTGGTATGTATAGACCAGCACATATGCAATGCTTAAGTTTTGGTTATGACAAACCACTGGCCATTGGGCGTGGCGGTGCCATTTTACTGGACGACGCCGAAGCGTATGAAACAATGATTCGTCAACGCTATGATGGCCGTGATCTCAAAATTTTACCTTGGATCGAACAACAGACTTTTAGAGTTGGTTATCATTACAAGCCAACGCCTGAAGAAGCAATCAAAGGTCTGTCATTGTTGATTGGTCTTCAAGACCAATGTCCTAAACCAAGAATGGTACACTACAATGACCTAACAAAGATCTCGATTCTACCTTAACTATCCTTGACAACTCGATCTAAATACTATACACTCGTAGACATCCTCGTCTATGACTCGGAGAAATAAATGGAAAAAAACTTATCGCAGGTGCTGCGAGAACGAATGAAAATTGATGGCAAACGATTTTGGGCCGGCGACAATGTCAGTGAGTATCTAGTGGCCGGCGACAAAGACATTCTGATTGAAGAAGCCACTGCAGCGTTCGAAACTGTGCTGGATGCCTTGCTGATCGACAGAGAAAACGATCCCAACAGTCGAGGTACAGCCAGTAGGTTGGCCAAGATGTACTTTACAGAAATAATGGCAGGTAGATATGAATCAGCACCAGACGCAACATCATTTCCCAATGACACGTCGGACCGTTATGAAGGTATGCTGGTTGTTCGCAGTGAGCTTCGTAGTATGTGTAGCCATCATCACCAACCCGTTAGTGGTGTTGCTTATATTGGTATTATTGCTGCCGAGAAACTCATCGGCCTTTCGAAGTATACACGGATCGCCCAGTGGTGTGCCCGACGAGGTACTCTCCAGGAGGAACTTTGTAATGACATTGCTCAGGAAATCCAAAAAGCCACCGGAGCCAAAGACCTAGGCGTTTACATCCAAGCCACCCACGGATGCTGTGAGAATCGTGGTATTATGGCACATTCAAGTCTCACACAAACCACTGTCCTAAAGGGCAGTTTCAAGGACGATGCTGGCACAAAGAAAGAATTTTTTGACAACATCAAGCTGCAACAAGACTGGGCACCAAAATAATAGGGAAACTGCAATGGAAAAAAAACTCAACAAACTAGCAAAAGTAAATGAATCATTTACGGTTTATCGTTATGACAACGGTTTCATGATCGAAGTCAGCGGTCGCGACCGAAACAATTATTACAAAACTACCAAGATCATGTGTAATACTCAAGATGATCTAATTGAAACTGTGAAAGAAGCTCTCAGTATGGATCTAGACGACTGAACATGGATGATCTTGACAAAGCTCATGCTGCAGGTGTAGCTCCATGGACAGACCTTGTGGTCGAACTCAGTGATTTTCATGTGGCTGTTTTTCGCGATCGTTTTCCCGTAACTCAAGGTCATTTATTGTTTGTGCCTAGATATAGCACACAAGCAATCATTGTTGACTGTTTTGATTCTGCCATGAGAGTGGGATATGACATGGTAACTCGCAAAGAATGCGATGCGTTCAATGTGGGAATAAATTGCGGTGGAGCAGCTGGGCAAACTGTGATGTATCCACATGTACATCTTATCCCACGTCGTTTAGGCGATTGTGAAGATCCTGTGGGTGGAATCCGTGCAGTGATTCACGGACAAGCTAACTATAAAAATACACAATACCAACAGCCCTAACTTATGTTTTTAGGACTCAAACAAGATTTTGCCGTCAACCACGCCACACCCATTGCACACATGGGTCGTCTTTGGTGCGTGGCCAATAACAATAGTCAGTATTATCTTGTTTCCAATGTGTGTCCACATCAACACAGTAAAATTTTATTTGCCGGCAGTACAGATCTTATCTGTCCTTATCATGGTTTTGAATTTGACCTGGCTGGCCGGGGAATCAATAATCACTGCAAACTTGAACGTAAAAGCTGTTACGTGGTTGGTAACTTTATTTTTGATAGGCCAGTGCATTATGTTTTTCCCATTGACACCGAGCCATTTAGACTTGTTGAGTATCGTAGAGATCAAGTCAATGCCCCGGTACCAGTAATCATGGATGTGTTTGTGGACATTCAGCACATACCTGTGGCTCATGCTGGAGTGTATGATAAAGTGGGTATCACAGACATTGATGCACTCCAGTATAAAACTTTTGAAGGTGGGTCAATTCAGTTTGTACCGTGTAAAACCACCCATCACATGATCAAAGCTGACCAGCAATGGCAATTGGGTGCATGTTGGATGGCCATTTATCCTGATACCATGATTGAGTGGCAACCAGGTGCTTTATTTGTCACGGTGGCCACAGATGCTGGTGTTCATATTTACAAGTACAGAGACACAAGATATTCGTCAGACAATTGGACTTTGAACAACGCAGTGTGGGAAACGGCATGGATGCAAGATCGCCAACTCAGCGAAAATATTGTAGACCTTAGTTCAAACAACTTAGATACATTGAAGTCACATCACAGAGATTATCATGCTGTGCACAGATAATTGGATTGACATCAGCTGGGACGGACTACCCCTAAGAAAACAAAAAGAAAATCTTCAGGTTAAATTTCACCATCGAGCCAATCTCATGCCATTTGATAAAGCCTGCGACCAAGTGGCTCAAGAAATTTACAATTCGCATAAAACTCTTTATTTGGCCTTCAGTGGTGGATGCGACAGCGAAAACATAGCCAACGTGTTGTATCGAAATCACATTCCTTTTGTTCCAGTGATTTTGATTTACGACAATGTGCTTGATCAAAGGCAGAAGTTAGAAAGTTGGTATGCTATCAAATGGTGTAAAAGCCATGGCATCGTGCCAGAAATTGTGCACTCCAAAAATTTTATTGGTTCCATTGATGAGAAATTAGCTTTTCTAAAAATTCGACCAAGATTGTTGTATGGATCAGCTACCACAGCAATGTTGGACAAATTTATTTCGCAGCGTGCAGGATCATTGATCATTGGCAATCAGCTTGAATATTACCCCGACCATGAACAAATGACCTATCTTGAACCACAGCTGGCTGACTACCACGGTTTTGTGATGCAAGAAACAGACTTTTATTTTGAAAGCCTAACAGGTGGGGCACACCCATGGGCGTTTTACTATTGGAATCCAGAAATTATGGCTGCATTTGTGAACGAATGGAACCCCAGTATGACCATGCAAGAAAACAAAGCAGCAATTTACAAAGTCACGCATAGACCCAAAATAGCCTATCCTTGTGACCTGTTGCCCAAAGCACAAGCTAATAACCGGCGTGTTTTAGCAAGTCGTTTTGGTAGTCTTGATGTAGCGTTACTGGGTTCAAAACAAACACTGCTTGAAAAACTTCTTAAATAAAAACAGCGGCCTGTTCGGCATCATCCCGCTATACAAATTCTGCTGCCTATGCTAAAATAGCCTAGGAGTTCAAGAATGACAAATTTATATCCTATCCACCGAAAGCCTGTAGTTTATCAATACGTCAGCACCAAAGAATACCACGACGCATTTCCCTGTGCCTATCGACAATGGAAAGCAGACAGTCACTGCAATCTCATACACGGTTATTCGTTTTCGATGAAATTTTATTTTGGCACCAATGATTTAGACGTGAGAAATTGGGTTGCTGACTACGGCGGTCTCAAAGAACTCAAAAAGATCTTGGAGGATCAATTTGATCATACCTTGTTGGTTGCTCAAAATGATCCAGAACTAGAAACATTTCAATTGTTACAGCAACGAAAACTGGCCAAACTCACAATTTTACCCCGACTGGGTTGTGAGGGGCTGGCTGACATGCTCTATAAGTATGTCAATGGTGTCTACATACCCGATATGTGGGGGCCAAGCGAAGGTACGCGCCTTTGGTGCTATCGAGTAGAAGTTAGGGAAACACAGGCAAACATGGCTTTCAGAGAAGGCCATCGCGAATGGAATGAAGATCTATTTGCATAATTTTTTTTATAGAGACACAAATGAACACCACCACAATTTTGCATGACAAGTTTCATGAAAATCCCTTGATGAGTTTGGACACTAAAACACTGTATTGGATCATTGGCCTCAGCGCCACACTGATCATGGCCATGACTGTGGCCGATTTTGCTGCAGCTAAATTCCTCGACTTCGGTTGGGTCGTTACTCCAGCCGGCGCTTTGCTATTTGCCGTGGTCTTTGTGGTACGAGACATGCTGCATAAACTGGCCGGCGCAGCAATTACTCAAAGAGTAATTGTTATTGGTGTGATACTAAACATTGTAATCGCAGGTTTTATGTATCTAATGACATTTATTCCTGCTCCGGCTTTTAGGCCCAGCGTACATTTTGATGCAATTTGGAAAATGAGCTTAGGCATTGTGATCGGATCTGAAATTGCAACCATTGTGTCACAATGGGTGAATACCTATGTTTATCAGTTACTGTGGGATCGCGACTGGGGCAGCTGGTCTAGAACATTTATCAGCAATCTAGCAAGTTTGCCTGTTGATGCTGTGCTGTTTGTGTTGTTTGCTTTTGTGTTCATTCCCCCGTTACTGGGCGGAGATGCTATGGATATCAACAAAGCCATTGCTAGAATTGTGTCAGGTTCTACACTGTTCAAATTAGCAGTTATTTTGGCATTGACACCAGTGGTTAGTTTGGCACCATGGCGTGAAGAAGCACGGTATATGAAGTGATTGAGCTTGCCAGGAAATCATGGCAGTTTTGGTTTGAGTGGGTTATCACTGCAGTGCTGATTGCAGGAGCAGTTTTGACATCACTCAACATCTATCCAGCCAACATATGGTTCTTGTTTGTAGCTAACCTTGGTTGGGCTGTGCTAGGTTTTTTATGGAAGAAATGGAGTCTTGTCACAGTGCAGATTGTGATCACGGCCATATACCTTCCGCCAGTGATAAAATTACTGCTGTAAACCCAGACGCTACATAATCAATTACGTGGAAAGAAAAATGACTTCATCATATGACATAGCTGTGCTGTTGCCAACCCGTGGTCGAGATGGCATGTTGGAACGCAGTATCAAAAGTCTGTTTGATTTGGCCGACGACCCCAAACGTATTCAGCTAATGCTGGCATTTGATAAGGATGACACACTGGGTATAGGACATTTTGTAAATCACATACAACCTTGGTTAGATTCAACTGATGCAGACTATCATGCCATGGAGTTTGAACCTCTAGGTTATATAAGACTCAATGAATACGTGAATGCTTTGGCCGCAGCCAGCGACGCCAACTGGCTGGTATTTTGGAATGATGATGCTGTAATGGAGACCTTGGGGTGGGATTCTATTATCAACACTCACAACCAAGAATTCAAACTGTTAGCATTTCACACTCACAATGATCATCCTTACAGTATTTTTCCAATTGTACCTAGAGAATGGTTTGATTTGTTGGGATACTTGAGTCCACACCAAATTTCAGATGCATGGTTAAGCCAACAAGCTTATATGCTGGACATTTGGTGCAGGATACCGGTTCACGTACTGCATGACAGACATGATCTCACAGGCAACAACAACGATGCAACTTTTCAAAATAGACCGATGTTGGAAGGGAATCCTTTACATCCAAAAGATTTTCATAGTGTTTTCCAAAGTAACATACGATTAGCAGACTGTGCTAAGATCGCCAGCTATCTACGACACAAATACGGTAAAGATATGTCTTGGTTTGAAAATGTCTTAGCCGGTAAACAAGACCCGTGGGAAAAACTCAAAATCAATGACGTCAATAGCCAGATGAAACAATTTAAACTAACCATAAAAGACAATGCAATCCGAATCGATTGAAGATCGCATACGCCGATACTGGAACACCCAACCCTGCAACATTAGACACAGTACCAATCTTGTTGGTACTGTGGAATTTTTTAGAGAAGTGAGTGAGCGCAGATATCGGGTTGAACAACACATTCATGACTTTGCAGGCTTTCATCTCTGGGCTGGGCGCAGAGTGTTAGAAGTTGGCTGCGGCATTGGTTCAGACGCGGAAGAATTTGTCAAGCACGGAGCAGTGTACACCGGCATTGACATTTCAGACCAAAGCCTTGCACTGAGCCGAAATCGTTTTGAAGTGCTGGGATTGGAAGGCGAATTTCACAATGTGGACATATCTAACCATAATGCCATCACAGGTTTGCCGCCGTTTGATCTTGTGTACAGTTATGGTGTTATACATCATTTTCCTGGCATTGAGCAGATCATTGCCAATGTACAATCGTTACTCAAACCCAATGGCGAGTTTAGGTTCATGGTTTATGCCAAAAACAGCTGGAAATATGCCATGATTCAAAAAGGATTGGACCAGTTCGAAGCCCAGGCCGGATGCCCATACGCGCAAGCTTACTCCAAAGACGATATCTATCGTCTCATGTCAGATGGTTGGCAAATTGAACGCTTGCGTCAAGATCATTGTTTCATGTACAATGTTGATGCGTACAAACAAGGCCTTTACCAACTTGAGCCGTGGTTTGAAGCCATGTCCGAAACACATCGACAAGCGGTGAGAGAGTATCTTGGTTGGCATCTACTGGTCAAAGCTCGAAAATTATGAAGATAAAAGTCAGTGAAATATTCTACAGTGCACAGGGTGAAGGTCGTTTTGTGGGCGTTCCGTCAGTGTTCTTGCGAACCTTTGGATGTAACTTTTCATGCTCGGGTTTCGGCTGCGCGCCTGGCCAAAAGTCTACCGAAGCAGACACTGTGGCGCAGAATGTGCACCTGTATAGAGATTTTTCTAGCTTGCCCCTTGTTTCCACAGGCTGTGACTCATATGCATCGTGGCACCCAGCATTCAAAAATTTCAGTCCATCACTTGGCACTGAGGAAATTGTTGATCGTCTTTTGGCACTGACACCAAACCATCACTGGGTACAACGCAATGGCAATGACGTTCATTTGGTCATAACCGGCGGTGAACCCTTGCTGGGCTGGCAACGAGCCTATGAAGCACTGTTGGAACAGGCCGCTATGGATGACTTAGAGAATCTAACATTTGAAACCAACGGTACTCAACAGTTACAACCACAGTTCAGTGAATATCTTTGTTACTGGAACAAGGTTGGCCGAGAACTGACCTTTTCGGTCAGTCCAAAACTGTCTGCATCAGGCGAATCGTGGCATGATGCTATTCAGCCAGACAACATCATTGCCTATCAAGAAGCAGGCACTGTATATCTAAAATTTGTCGTGGAAACCGATCAACATTTTGAAGAAGTAGATCAAGCAGTCTCTGAATATCGCGCAGCAGGATTTGTTGGTGTTGTATATGTGATGCCACAAGGCGGCGTGGTCACACCCTATGAACAAAATCGTGTGCGAGTAGCTGACTGGGCACTGACTCAAGGTTATTGTTATAGTCCGCGATTACACGTTGACCTTTGGGGCAATGGTTGGGGCAAATGACACCAGATGCAATGCTAGGATATTAGACATGTTTGATAAAGTAAAAGGATGGTTTGGTAAAGGTCGTAATGTAAGCCCACCCGCAATAGAAGTTCGACCAGAACCCCCATCAACACCACCAAAGAAAAAAGAGCCTGCAAAAACAGAAAAAGAATTGGCCACAGAGCGAGGGGAACCTTGGATTCAAGTATTGAAAATCGAAGTAGATCCGGTCAACCTACATCAAGGTGCTTTTGAATTGGATTGGAATGAAATTTTTGTAGCACGTTTGATCAAAGCTGGTTATATGATCAAACGCGATGACACTGATGCTGAAATTGTGGATAGATGGTTTCAAAACGTATGTAGACATGTAGTGATGGAGACGTGGGAACAAGAACAAGCCATAAAGAATTCTGGGCTTTGGGTTCAGCGTAGAAACATTGGCGATGGAAGGTCAGAAGTGTCATGATATTTAATCATATCAAACAACTCAAATCTCAAGGCAAACGAATTGGTATCACCTTCTCAACCTTTGACATGCTGCATGCAGGCCATATTGCAATGCTGTCAGAATCCAAAAACCATTGTGATTATCTCATTGCAGGACTACAAACTGATCCAACTATCGATAGACCTGAGACTAAAAACAAGCCTATTCAAAGTGTGGTGGAGCGGCAAATCCAGTTGGCAGCATGCCGTTATGTTGATGAAGTTGTTGTGTATCAAACCGAACAGGATCTCATTGACCTTTTGTTGATACTACCACTGAATGTGCGTATCCTAGGCGTGGAATACCAACAAAAGAATTTTACCGGACGTGATGAGTGTGCTCAGCGAGGTATTGAAATTGTGTTCAATGGTCGCGATCATTCATTTTCAAGTTCAAGTCTGCGCAAGCGAGTAATGCTTGCAGAAACTGAAAAAACCCTACTACAGACATGATACTTTATGCCAATGGTTGCAGCCATACCGCTGCAGCTGAAGCCGTTATTCCTGCCTGTTTTGCCGAAGACGATGGCCGGCACGGCATTGACCGTAGACCTCATCCTACGAATTTAGCAGCATCATGGTGTAGCCACGTGGCCGATGCGCTGGGACACAATCTTATTTGCCAAGCAGAATCCGGATGCAGCAATGCCCGGATTTTACGAACCACACGAGCATGGATAGCTAACAATCCAGATTTGCTGGCCAACACCTTTTTTATCATTCAATGGACCACATGGGAACGGCAGGAATGGTTACATCGAGAGGTATATTACCAAGTCAATGCGTCTGGCACTGACTGGGTTCCGGAAGCATTACAAAAAAGATACAAACAGTTTGTGATTGACATTGATTGGACTCTAGCTACACTGCAAGCGCATCAAGACATTTGGCAACTGCATCAAGACATGCTGCAACTGGGTATAAGGCATTTGTTCTTTTCTGGTCACAGCACATTCAGTGACATCGAAAATCGTCATGATTGGCGTAACCATTATATCTTGCCCTACGATCGTGATCATAGCTACCACAACTGGTTGATCAAAAATGGTGGAGTGTATGCAAATCCCCACAGTTATCATTTTGACGCCCAAAGTCATAGACTTTGGGCTGATCATGTGTTAGAATATGTCTACCATAATCAATTTCTAACACATGCCCATGAAATATCTTCTGATTGACACTGCCAATTTGTTCTTCCGGGCTCGGCATCAAGCACATCGAGCAGCAGACTCATGGACTCGTTTGGGCTTTGCTTTGCATCTAACTCTGATGAGCGCAAACAAAATGATGCGCAGGTTCAATGCAGATCATGTGATCTTTGCGCTTGAAGGACGGTCATGGCGCAAAGATTTTTACAAACCCTACAAAGCTAACCGAGCAGAAACTCGTGCTGCTATGACTGAAGAACAAGCCGAAGAAGATCGACTGTTTTGGGACACTTACGATGAGTTGACTAAATACTTGACTGCTAGAACCAATTGCAGTGTAATCCGCTGTGCCACAGCCGAAGCTGACGACGTCATAGCACGGTGGATTGCTTTACACTCCCAAGATCATCACACTATAGTAAGTTCAGACACTGACTTTGTTCAATTAGTTGCTGCCAATGTTGACCAATACAATGGTATCACTGACGAACTCATTACAATTGAAGGTATTTTTGATGCCAAAGGCAACGCAGTGAAAGATAAAAAGACAGGGCTTCCCAAAGCCGTGCCCGATCCGTTCTGGCTACTGTTTGAAAAGTGCATGCGTGGAGACACATCAGACAATGTGTTTTCGGCCTATCCTGGTGTGCGTGAACGCGGCACCAAAAACAAAACCGGACTTCGCGAAGCGTTTGAAGATCGCAGTCGTCGTGGCTATGCATGGAATAATCTCATGTTGCAACGCTGGACTGATCACGAAGGTGCAGAGCACAGAGTCTTAGACGATTACGAACGCAATCGTGCTCTTATTGATCTCACAGCACAGCCCGATGCTGTCAAACAAACTGTGGATACCTGTATTCGCGAACAAATCAGCCACAAAGACGTGGGACAAGTAGGCAGTCACTTTCTGAAATTTTGCGGAAAGTACGAGCTGACCAAATGCAGCGATATTGCTGACCAATTTGGTCGCTGGCTCAATGAAACATACAAAGGAGTTCTCAATGACGTTGGTAGCCAAACCAATCATCGACAAACAGTTTTGGATACTCAAGCAGGATAACCAAAAAGTCGGCAACATTCAAGCCGGACCAGAAGGATATCAAGTCACTCTGCGCAATGAAGTTATCAGTTATAAAACACTGCCAGCTCTAAAACGCCGAGCTCGCATTGAGTTTGAACCTGCCACAGCGCCAAGTAAACCGGCCAATGACCAAGTGCATGGATTTGACACTGGCTGTAGAGCCCACAATGGCATGTGGAATGTACAGATGCGAGTTCCGCTGTTTACCAAACAAGCCAAATCAAAATCATGGTTTGCAGCCGGATGGTATGTAGTAAAACAGCATAGATCCTGGCGTGTGGTTCGCAACCCCAAGTTGATTTTGTTACAACGATATCAGTATCAAGGACCATTTCAAACCAAGGAGCTGGCCAATGAATCCGTTTCGTGATCAAGCAGTTTTTATGAAAGCCTGCGATCAAACTGTGGGCGAAGTAAATTTTTCACAAAAAATGTTGTATGTCAAACTTATCAAAGAAGAATTCAACGAACTCATAGATGCCAATTCTGCTGTGGATGAATTGGATGCGTTGATTGATATACTTGTGGTTACCATTGGTGCTATTCACTCCATGGGCGCAGATGCCGAGGGTGCATGGCAAGAAGTCATGCGAACTAACTTTGCCAAGATTGATCCTACAACCGGTAAAGTACGCAAACGTGAAGATGGAAAAGTTCTCAAACCCCTGGATTGGCAGCCTCCTCGTCTTGAGTCGTTTCTCAAATGACCATTCACATCAATAGATTCATAGATTCGATTACTGCACACGAAGCACGTGGACAACGAGACTTTTCCATGAGCATGCGTGATGCAAAAAGTCTTCATGCTGACATCACAAAACTGTTGCTGAGTTTGGAAACCTTACGGGAGCAGCAAGTCACAGCCGCACAACCCATTGAAGTAAGAGTCAGCGGTGGATCATTCAAATCTGCATAGT